GCGGGAGCCGCCACGACCGCGACGATCGACACGAACGGCTTCGACTACTGCTCCATCATCTTCATCGGCGGCTCGATGACGGGCGGCTATTCGGTCTTCAAGGTCCAGGAGTCGGACGACTCCGGCATGAGCGGTGCGGTGGACATCTCGAACGACAACGGCGTCTTGGGTTTCGGAGAGACGAACCAGCTCAACGTCGACGGGACCGCTTCGACGGATCCGGACGCAACCGACGATGTCACCTACGGGATCGAGATCGACCTCCGCGGTCGGAAGCGGTACCTCGACGTGTCCGCGACCGCTGGCGGCAACTGCGTCTCTTGCATCTTCGCGATCCTTTCGCGTGCTGGTGAGATCGACGCCGACAGCCTCTCGGATCGCGGCTTCACTGGCCTTATCCGGGCCTGATCTCTTCTTTCTTTCCGGGAGGTCGCCGTCCTAAGAGGCGGCGGCCTCCCTTCGGTTCGGAGGTCATCATGGCCGTCGGGACTCACGCCCTCGTATCGCTCGCGGACTTGAAGACGTACCTCGGCGTGACCGGGACCGCCGACGACGTGATCCTCGAAAAGTGCATCGACCGGGCGACGGCGATCATCGAGAGCCACTGCGACCGGAAGCTGAAGGCCCGGACCTTCCACGAGTTCCTGATGCCCGAAGGGGATCGGACCGTGAAGACCGAAGAGTTCCCGATCGTCTCGCTCGACACGATCGCCTTCGGGTCTCAGACCTCGTTCAGCATCACGAGCGACACGGCCGCGACGGACGTGGTCGCGACGGTCGGCTTCGACGGTACGACGCTCCGCCTCTACAAGGTGGCGAGCGACGGGACCGAGACGATCGCGACCCTTTCGGCCGCGACCTACGCGACGACCTCGGCCGTCGTTTCCCAGATCAACTCCGGCGTCTCGGGATGGTCCGCGACGCTCACGAAGAACGCCTACACCCGGAGCCTCTACCGCTTCGGGGGTCGCGGCGTCATCGACGCCCAGTGCCTCCTCGACTTCCCACGCGACAACGTCTCCGAATACCGCGTAGACTTCGAGACCGGGCGGATCCACATCACCGCCGACCGCTTCCCTGGCATCCGTTCCGACGACGCCCAGGCGAATCGGTTCCCCGCGGGGTTCTTCCCCGTCTTCGTTCAGTACACCGCCGGGTTCGAGACTGTCCCCGACGACCTCCAGCAGGTGGGCCTGGAGGTCGCGGGCGACATCTTCCGCGAGAGGCTCCAGGATCGGACCCTTTCCGCGGAGAGCCTCGGCGACTACAGCTACACCCAGGCCGCGATCGCCGACCTTCTCGCCGAGAGGGTGGCGAAGCTCGACCACTACAAGGAGATCCGGTGACGGTCCGGAGCCTGATCGCGAAGCACGGGAAGACCCTCACGATCCAGTCGAAGACGGCCGGGACTATCGACTCGTCCGGTGGCCGCGTGGAGTCGTGGGGAACGTCGAATGGTGCGACCGGGTTCGTCCAGGTCCGGTCGAACTCGGACGACGTGGCGGGCGGGTCTGAGCGATCGACCCGACGGGCGACGATCTACTTCAACGGGAAGCCGACCATCGGCGTCGCCGACCGGATCTCGTACGATTCGACGACGTGGGAAGTCGCCTCGGTCCGAGTCCCCCAGGAGAGGACCGCCTCGGACGCTCTATGCTTCACCGTCGTCGAGGCCGTCGAGGTGTTCGGATGAGCCAGAAGGGGAAGGGCGGCTTCGAGGCTCGTCACAATATCGACGCGAAGAAGATCGCGAAGGTGATGAGCGAAGAGATCGCCCGGACCCTGAACGTGTCCGCCGAGGCCATCGCGGGTGGATCGTCGGGGAAGCAGGCCATCGGCATCCGGAGCGTGTTCAAGCACGACTCTCTGAACAGCGACAAGCCCGCGCCAAAAGGTGGCCCGCCCGGCGTCCTGACCGGGACGCTTCGCCGGTCCTTCCGAACTCGTAAGGCGAAGACAGTCGGCCGGACGATCAGGGTCGCCGCGGGGACGAACGTCCTTTACGCGAAGATCCACGAGTTCGGCCTCGGAAGGATGCCGAAGCGGCCCTTCATGAAGAAGGGCATCAAGTCGGCGAGCCCGTTCATCCGGAAGCAGTTCTCGACGCTCGGGCCTCGGATCCGGGCCAGACTCAGACAGGAAGCAGGGCCGATGCGATGAGCGTGGACGTGTCCAGGGCCTTCTATACCCGTCTGAGGACGGACACCGGCGGCGGAACGAATCCGGTCCGGACTTCGGTCGGGGATCGGATCTTCGCGATGGAGGCCCCGGCCTCCTCAGCCCTTCCGCTCCTGGTGTTCAGCGTGACCGGCGCGAGCGTCACCAACTTTTTCGGCGGGAACTCCCAGGTCCAAGCGACGGTCGAGGTCTCGCTCTTCGGAAAGACGGAGGCGGGTCCCGATGCTCTGGCCCTGATCGAGGCTCAGGTCTTCGCCCTTCTTCACGACCAGACCGTGACCGGCCTCCCGAACTTCGACCGGGCCACCATCCGATCCAGTTCGAGGGGAACCCCCACGATCGAGGGCGAGTATCTCCGCCTCGATTCGACTTTTATCATCGACGGGACCGACAACTCCGCCTCGTCTTAGGAGACTCCAGACCATGTCCACCCTTCTGATCGGCTCCGACGGCGACGCGAGCCTCCCCACCGGCTACAAGGCCGTCCTGAACACCTTCTCCGCCACCCTGACCCGAACCACTCAGGTCCTGACCGGCTTCGGCGATAGCGGAGCGAGGCGTAAGGCGTCCGGCGTCCTGGATATCACCGGGTCCGCTGGCGGCACTCCATACCACAACGCCTCGACATCGAGCCCGCTCGGGATCGCGGGAAGCGCGGCGGGCGGTTCGATCACCCTCACCTTCGGGACGGGGACGCCTTCGGGATCGACCCTCGTCTTCGACGCCGTCTTCAACTCGGTCGCGTTCGCGGCAACCCAGGACGGAGCCCAGACGGTCACCTTCAACTTCGAGATGAACGACCAGAACGGTCCGGACGTGGTCTGGGATGAGTCCCCGTGATCGAGAGCCCGGCGAGTCTCGCGGCGAAGGGCCTCATCCAGCCCGCGTCGATCGTCTGGCGGGTTCGGTTCGTCTTCACTGACGGATCGGATCGCGTGGTCTGCGTCTCGCCCGGTCGCATCGACGAGGAGCGGGCGGTTCGAAGGGCGAAGGACTACGCCCGGATCATGGACGACGCCGTTGTTGACCGGGTCGAGGCGGAGAAGGTACAACGCGAACTCCAGGCCACGCCCTTCGGCGTGGTTCAGAAGTAAAGGAGCCCCGCGTGACCCCATACATCCACGACGGCCCGGACGGCCAGGTCTCGATCCCCCGCCTGACGGTGAACCAGATCATCGAGCTACAGGCGATGCACTGGAAGGCCGAGAGGACCGCCCTCGTCGAAGATATGGAGGAGGCGGGCGTCGAGTCGTCCGAGCGGCTGGACCGTCTCAGGGAGGCCCGACAGGCTTCAGAGAGCGTGATGGCCCTGATGCGGCTCCCCTTCTCGATTCGGTGGTGCCGGTCGATCGTCGGCCTGGCGATCGCGGGCGGCGAGACGCTGGTCGAGTCGATGAACCCGGAGGAGGCTTCTCGGGCCGCGCTCTGGTGCCTCGGCTACGACCTGGACGACCTGAAGCCGAACACCGAAGAGAAGGGCGGGGCCGAGGGAAAGGGGTAGAAGAGGAGCGGGACTGGTTCGGCGAGGCGGCCCACATCGCTCACGCCCTCCCAGGTGTCGGGAACCCGCTCGACTTGCCGATCGATGACTTCAACGCCTTCGGGTTCCAGGTCATCGCCCACTACCGGCGACAAGCCGGGACGACTTCCGAAGGATCGGGAGGCCGAGACCACCGGGCCTACGTCGAGGCCCAGATGCGGAGGCTCTGATGGCCGAGTTCAACCTTGAAGTCGAGATGACGGCCCGGACCGATCAGCTCGACAAGGCGTTCAAGAAGGCCCAGGCCGGAGCCGAGAAGACCGCGGACAAAATGAACTCGGCCGGGGCCTCCGGAGCGTCTGGGATCGGGAAGCTCGCGGTCGCCGGGGCCGCGGTCGTCGCGAGTATGGCGGCCCTCGAACTCAGCGCGGGTCTGGCCGGTGCGGCGGTCTCGATGTTCTCCGGCGACGCGGAGAAGATGCGGGCGTCGCTGATGTCGCTCCCGATCATCGGCGGGCTCATCACGAAGCTCTACGAGTTCGGCGACGCCCTGGAGTACGCCTCCGAAGAAGCACGACAGACCCGCGAGGATCTTCTCCTGCTCGAACACGGCGCGAAGGATCTATCGACCGCGATGGGAATCCTGAACGAGCAGGTCGCCGACATCGAGACCCTCGGCCGCTTGGATGGGAAGAGCGAACTCGAAATCGCGGTCGAGGTCTACGAGAAGAAGACCGAGCTGATTCGGAAGGAGCGGGAAGAGAGGATCGCCGCGATCGAGGCGGAGTTCCTCGCCCGCCGGACCGCGGTCGAAGAGCAGCATCTCGGCCACGAGCGAGAGATGGAGCTGATGAAGGAACTCCGCGACGCCAGGTATGCCGAAAGGAACGAGGCGACGGCGAACATGGAGCGGGACCTGGAGATCCTCGCGAAGCAGCTCGAAGCGGTGAAGGAGAAGCACGACGCCGACCAAGAGCTGGCCGAGCAGAAGATCGAGGAGGAGCAGGCCGCGAAGGAGAAGGCCGACCGGGAGGCCCACGCCGCGGAGATGGAGCAGATCGCCCTCCGCGAGGCCGCGATGATGGAGGGCGTCGCGAAGATCGAACGGGAGCGGAAGGAGGCCGCAAAGAGGGTCGCGGAAGAAGAGAAGAAGAGACAGGAAGAGATCGCCGCGAATGAACTGGCCGTGAAGAAGAAGATGGCCGAGATCGAGAAGCAGATCGACGAGGAGACGGCCGCGGCCGAGGCGGCGGTCCGCGGAGCGACCGGGACCTTCGACACGGCGGGCGGGTCGTTCACGACCGGGGTCACGGCTCAGGTGGACCAGGCGAAGATCCTGAATAAACTCAGCCAGGAATCGCGGGACTTCCTGGCCCAGATCGTCCAGAACACCGCGAGAATGGTCGGCGCGGTCGGGGGGTTCGCCTGATGTCTCAGGAAGTGATCGAGAAGCTCGAATCGAGAAGCATCCAGTCGTCGGGCGGACGAGGAACCGGCACCCGGAGCTTCTTCGCGAGCGGATACAGCGACCCGGCGAACGTCTTCAAGGCGTTCGGGACCACGGTCGGCACGACCGAAGTACCGACGAAGGGCTCGGCGTATCCCTCCTTCCCTGGCCTCCTCGCGAAGGACTTCACGATCACGCCGGTCGGCGGTCAGTCGGACCTTTTCGAGATCGTCTGGAACTACGAGATGACCTCGACCCAGTTCCTCGCGGCCCCGGCGGACGCCTTCCCCTCAATACTTCCGAACGAGGTGAACTATGTCGAGTTGTCCAGCGAGATCCGGACCGAGTTCCAGCTCGCGTGGCGATCTGAACCGAACACGCCCGACCAGGGGGATCCCGATCCCGACGAGGACATCGGCGGAACCCCGGTCGATGCGGGCGGGAATCCGACAAGCATCATGCGACGCCGCCAGGAGTTGGTCCTGACCGAGACCGTGACGGCCGTAGACTTCGGGGCGATCGCGGGGTTCACGTTCGCCCGCAATCAGCGGAAGTTCCTCGGATCAGATCCCGGTCGCGTCCTCTATCGTGGGGCGAGTGTCCGGCGGACGGGCGTCTCGGTCTTCACGGTCGCCCACTCGTTCGTCGACGATCAGTTCTTCCACCTGGAGCAGCAACCGCTGATCGACCAGAACGGGATCGCGGTCGATGACGACAACAACGGGCACGCGGACGAGGTCTACTTCGTCCAGCCCTTCCCGACTCTTCTCGACCTGAACAACATCAGCCCCAACATCCGGAACTTCTAGGAGACACGATGGCCGACGAAATCACCATGACCGGGAGCCTGACGATCTCGGCGACGAACTTCCGGGAGCAGTTCAACCCCGGCACCATCTCGATAGACCTCGCATCGAACAAGGGCGACGGCGGCGTCCAGGAGATCAGCCACTCAGGATCGGCGGCCCAGGGTGAAGCCCTCGGCGTGACCGATGTCACGGTCGGCGGTGTCTGCTTCTTCCGGAACCTGGACGAGACGAACTTCATCGAGATCGGGTTCCAAGTGTCCTCGACCTTCTACCCCTTCTTGAAGCTGCTCCCCGGCGAGTACTCGATGGGGCGACTTGGAAACGCCGCGCCGTTCGCTCGGGCCAACACCGCGAACGTGAACCTTCAGTATCGGATCCTAAGCCCGTGACCGATCTCCCGCGATTCTACGAGGGTGCCGTCGGGAAGCTCGACTTCACCACCATGAACGAGATGATGAAGCGGCTCGACCTGCTGCTTCCTCTCGTTCAGAACGCCGCGGGCGGTGGCGGGTGGGTTGGATACGACCGGCCCACGGTGTTCCCCGTGTACGCGGAGCGGTCCTCCTATCTCACGAGCGACGGGGCCTACAAGTACGACTGGTGGGAGATCACGGTCGTCGAAGACGTGACGGCCTGGAAAGGCGAGAACACCGCCGACGAAGGGGAGACCCAGCTCCGCCGTGGGATCGCGACCGACGGCGGCGGCGTGGACTACGGCCTGCTTCCGTACAACCCCCGCGAAGATCCGCCGGACGATCCGTTCCTGGAAGGGTTCGCGATCGCGGTCCTGGTCAGGTCGGCGAATACCGACGCTTCGACCGGCGGCGTTCGGTGCGTTCTGTTTCCGCTTGCCGTTCCGGGTTCGACTCTGTCCTTCGTTCAGATCACGGGAGAGCCGACCGTGGTTCAGCTCCCGGTCGGCCAGGGCCAGCGGAACGTGAGGGAGTACCCCGCGACACTCCTGAAGCCAGAACCCGACGAGGATGGAGACCCGACGCTGGCCGTGGTCGATAGCGACGTGGTCGCCGTCGATCTGAACGACCCCGCTTCTACGAACGAGCCGACCATCACCGGGTCGGATGCGGTCCTGACGGAGCGACCATATGACGACGGGACGATCTTCCAGGCGACGAAGCTCGGGAACAAGCGGTACGCCTTCACCCACCTGATCCGATTCGACGTGACCTGCTCATGAATAGATACAGCCCCGGCTATCTCCTCACGACGAACTCCGAGGTCTATCGGTGCGTCGGCCAGCCTATGGTCGCCGTCGGCCTATGGGCGACGAACGTGAACGCCTCCGCGCGCCAGTACTTCGTCCAGCATGTACCCGCGGACGCTTCGCCCGACGACGAGTTCTCGATCCTCTACAACAAGCAGCTGAGCGCGAAGGGTGCGAACCAGTTCGAGACGCCGATCCTTCTACACCCTGGCGAGGCGATCTACGCGCGCGCATCCGCCGTCGATTCGGTCGTCCTCACCTTGTACCTCATCCCATACGGCGACTACATCCAGGGGCGGCTCTGAATGTATTACGCCGCGTGCTGCTGCGAAGACCCCGCGCCTCCGTGCGAGTGTGGCGAGGACAAGTACGCGAGCGTATCGTGGGCGATGTCCGACCGATACACGCCCTACTTCGTGAACCAGAACGAGTGCGACCGGGTCTGCTTCCGGAATCGGTTCACCAGCTTCGTCGATACATACCGACGCTACACTTCGGGCAAGGTCTACATGAGGTGCGACACCGGGACCGGCGTTCGGTATAACACGGCCTCTCTCCCGCCGAGTCGTCGGACCTTCGACCGGGACAGCCTGACCGTCCTCGCGACCGATCAGATATTCAGGCTCGAAACCTACGACGCGCCCGCGATCTACAACTGCTGCGACCCCCCTGGTCTGTATTGTTTCGATCAGCCCGGAACGTATCGGCAAGTGTTCAGCCGGAACGGATCGCTCTATCCCTTCGATCCGGACGATCCCGCCGGAGACTTCGGCGGATTCGCCTCGATCAACCCGACCGCCTCGACCCGTGTCGATCGCGGCCTTTACATTCGGAGCAGCGTCCCGTCTCAGTTCTTCGACCTGATCGACCCGAACAAGTACTACCGGAAGACCACGGTCACGATGACCTGGCGGCTCTGGATGAAATACTTCGAGTACGACTACCAGCCGTTTTTCGAACCTTATGAAACCAGGGACGAATACGACGAACTGAGCGGTGGCGGCTTCGGGTCTCAGAACATCCACACCCTCACGAAGGTCGCCCTGATCGGCGACGAGTGCGACGCCTTCGCCATCGGCGACCCGGTGGTCAACTATGGCTTCGCCGGATTCATCGGCGGAGGTGGGCCGGGGGTCACTGAATCGGAACTCCCGATCAGCTCGTTCTTGGATTTCAGCAGCGACGAGACGTGCGCCGCTTCGACCTACTTCAAGCCCTGCTGTCAGGATTCCTCGACGTTCCCGGAGACCTACGGGTCCTCGCTTTCTTACTTTTCATCGGAAGCCGATGGCGGCCTCTTTGGACTGGAGTTCACCGATCAACCACCCCCAGAACTCCCCTAGCTCCTGCGGATGGTTCGACGACCGATGTCGCCTCGATCACTTCGGCGGCAACCCTACGCCGTCGAACTGCGCGGAATGTATGGATTACCGCGGAGCCCCTCGCGGCCTCGGCGACAAGGTCCACAAGGTGATCTCGACCCTCCGTCTCGATACTCTGAAAAGACGAACGACCGAGGACGGTGGCGGGTGCCGATGCGGGAAGCGTCGGGCCGCTCTGAACGAACGCTTCCCCAGTAAGGACCGAACCTGATGGCCGTCGCCCACGCTACCCTCTTCGCCCGACTCGGTCGGCTCTTCGATCACTTCGCCAGCGTCAAGGCGTACAAGAACACGCTGGACACTGAACTCGCCGACACGGTCTCGAACTACTCCGGGGCCGACCTGGATATGCTCGGCCTTCTTCTTCAACACTCGGAGACCCGGAAGAGCGACGCGAACGGCGTGGCCGGTGATCTTCACGCCGCCGCCGTGAAGACGCTCATCGACACCGTGGACGACAACTACTCGATCCCACGGCGGAACGTGTACGAGGCGGTCGCGGAACTCATCCGCCAGATGCTCGCGGACTCGAAGACGGTGGACGGGAACACCATCACCGTCGGCTCGACCGCCGCGGGATCGTCGAACGTAGGAGACGGGACGCTGGTCTTCTCGGAGATCGCCCCGGTCCTGGACCGCGCGAAGAACCGGCCGGGCAACCTGAACGTGCAGACGATCAAGTCGGAGACGGTCACGGCGAAGTGCGTCGAGGACTCGACCGCGAGGACCACCCCCGAAGGCGGCGAGAAGTTCAGGGTCTACGGCCAGCGGGCCGAGGATCGGTTCCACGAGGACTGGCCCCAGGGGTCGGGCGCGGTCGCGATCGTGAACGCCGCCTCGCCTCGCGTGAATGGCGGCCGAGGACCGGGGAAGAACATCCTCCACAATGGCGACTTCGAGGAGTTCACGTCGAACGCCCCGGACCACTGGACGATCGCGACCGGCATCGCGGGGACTCATATCTTCGCGGCCGGAGCCGGGGCGACTCAGTCGAACGCCCTGAAGTTCGTCGGCGACGGATCGACGAACCCGAAGATCACTCAGCAGCTCAGGACCACGGCCGGGTCGCTCGGCCAGCTCAACACCGACCGCCCCTACACGATCAGCTTCCTCGCGAAGTACGCGACCGCCGTCCCCTCCGTCACCCTTCGGGTCTCCGTGACCTCGGACGGTTCGACGGTCTACAACTCCAGCGTGATCGGGCGGGCGATGCAGGCGAGCGCGACCAGTGCCAGCCTCACGACCTCCTACGCCCTCTACACTCTGAAGTGTTTCACGCCCCTGAACCTGGCGAAGAACTCGACCATCACGATCGACTTCTCCGGCAACCTGGCGAACACGTCCGAGGTCTTCATCGACGATCTCGTGATCGCCCAGATGCACGAGATGGGGCCGGGCCTCGGATCGGTCCAGGTGATCCCCGGCGTGACCTCGTACCGGGCGGGCGACGAGTTCACCGCCGCGATCACGAACAACGGCGAAGGAGCGATCCAGCAGGAGTTCGATCGGTTCTTCGACATGCAGAACCACGGCCTCGCCCTTCCAGGGAACACCGCGGGCGGCGAGAACATCCTGGACAGCCTGATCTCGTGAGTGACGACCCCTACGTCTTCGACCCTCGCGCCCCTCGCGATCGTCCGCTGATGCGCGTCCCGTTCCAGCCGTGGCATCGGACCATCGACCCCGGCGTCGAAGATGGCGAGGACGATGTTCCGCCCGACGTGCCGATGGAACTCGCGGACATCCTCCGCTTCGTGATCGAGTTCAAGGGGACGCTCGACCCGGACGTGGAAGGACAGGCGGAGATGATCGTGGCCGCGGAAAGGATGATCCGGCACATCGCCGGGACCCTCCTCGCCCCAGACCGAGCCGGATCAGGTCGGCCCCCGATCGAGCCCAGCGAAGGCGTCGGCGGCGTGATCGCGTACTGAAACGCCGCCAGAGCCCGAAGGCCCTGGCGGCGGAAAGGGAAGAAGGCCGGGGGGGATCAGGAGTGGACGCTGATCCGGACGCCCATCTCCGCGGCGGTCCTGATGACCTCGTCCAGTCTACCGCGGTGGGGGTTGTCGGGGCTGATGCGGACGTAGGGGTCGGAAGGCTTCCGGCCCTCGTACTCGCAACACTCCCGCCAGATGGTCGTCGCCTTCTCCTGGAGGATGGGCTGGACGCGGGTCCGGGCGTCGGCCAGGGTGAGGGCCTTCATCCGGCCCACGATCTCGTCGTCGATGCTCATGGTCTTCTTCCTTCGTGGGGGTGGTGGGAGCCCCGGCCCGATGCCGGGGTCTCCCGTGATTCGTTCAGCCAAAATGAGATCCGGCGGTGATCGTTTCTTCGACGCCTCCCGGCCTCTTCCAGAAGCCGGGGAAGGATCCCGGAGACGGATCCGGATCAAGGATGGTCACGCCGTCGAACCGGAACTCGACCGGCCATCCTCGGGTGATCTCGGACCCGTTCGCACGACGCACCCGAGCGGTGACGTATTCCATGCCGCAGTAGTCTCGTCGTTCCAACTCAAGGATCGTGAGGCTGTCGATTCCGTCGATCGGATCGGAGACCTCGATGGTCTGGCCGACCACCAGATCGGCGGCGGTCGGGGCGGTCGGGGCGGCCTCGACGGCCTCGACGGCCTCGACGACCTCGACGGCCTCGACGGCCTCGCAGGCGGCCTCGGCTGCCTTCTTGCCAGCGTAGACCTTGACGACCTGAAGGTCTTCGCCTTCGACGGTCCAGCGATAGTCTCGGCCATTGCGAGCGGCGATTCGGGCCTGATCCCGGTAGAACTCGTTCCGGTCGTCTCTCCACTTCCGAGCGAGGTCCTCGGATCGGTTCACGACTTCGAGGGTGCCGTCGGCGTTCACAACGCCCCAAGCAAAGCCGTCAGCCTCGATCGCGTCAAGGACTGCCTTGCGGTTGCAGGTCTTCGAGGTGGTGAGTTCGTTGTTCCGGATGCCGTAGATCGTTGCCATGGTGTTCTTCCTTTCGAGTCGTGCGGGGCCGAACGCTTCGGCCATGTGTGAACTATAACACGGAAAAGGAAAGACGCAACCCCTACGGACGGGAAATCCTGAAAAAAGAAAAGAGAGGAAAAGCGAGTCGAGGGGTTGCGTCCGGCGGCGTGGAGTGTATGATCAGGTCCGTCGGGAATGATCCCGACCGAAAGGAAGACGACCATGAGCGACCTCCGAATGACCTCCGACCCCTACGCGGCGAGCAGTTTCGCCGAGGGCGAGGAACGCGACCAAGCGATGCGATTCGCCCGCGACTACAAGAACGCGAACTTCCACTCGATGCCCGAGCGAGTCCAGGATTCGGCCTATGGGAAGGGCCTCGTTCATCTTCCCACGTTCGCAGGCGACCTCTGGGTTGCGAAGGGCTGAACGAACCACGGGAGGCCCCGGCCTCAGGCCGGGGCTCCCATCACCCCGAAAGGAAGAACACCGTGAACGACTCGATCCGATTCGACTCCGACCACCCGCATCTCCAGAAGGGAGCCCACGCGACCCACGTCGTCGGCTCCGACCGCTACCCCTACGAGATCATCACCGCGAACTTCTTCGCGAGCGGCAAGAAGGCCGGGCTCGTGAAGAGCGTCCTCGCCCGCCAGCTGAAGAGCCTCGGCGGCGGGGCGTTCGCATCCTGGACCGGGCGGCCCGTGAGGGAGTTCCGCGCGAAGTACCCGAAGGGATCCAACACCCCCGACCTGATGGGCCTCCGCCTCGACGGCGTCGCGGAGAGCTACCTGGACCCGTCCTTCTGACCCCGACCCCGAAAGGAAGAAGACCATGAAGAAGCAGATCACCATCCCCACGATCGAGGAGGCCGAGACGTTCCGGCTCGGAAGCACGATCGAAAGCCTGGCCGAGAGGAAGACCGCGGAGCGGATCGCGACCAGGGTCGCCGAGGCCCTGGCCCTGACCCACGACGGCTACGCCGACGGCGTCGAGTGGAGCGGCCCGCACCTTCCCGCCCCCGACGGCGAAGGCGAGCGGGGGACGCGGATCGTATCCCTCGTGAAGATCGACGGCGACGAGCTGGAGCTGGCGACGCCGGGGGGTCCGCTGGAATCGGTCTGGGTGCCGATCACCCAGGAGGACTCGGAGTATGGCGTCGCCTACGTCCTCGCGATGCTGACGATCCTCCAGAACCCGGAGGAGGCCGAGGTGGCCCTCCTCCCAGCCCTCCACGCCGCCGCCGACCGTAACTCCGAACGACGCCCAGGCGAGGATGAGGCGGACGCGGTGCGGCGATGGGGCCGAGAGGTCCAGATCGTCCGCGACGCCGAGAGGCTGGTCCGGACACGCTGGCACGATGTCGGCGAGACGGCCGACGAGGCCGCCAGTCTCCGGGGCTGAAGGGAAGGGGCCGCCGGTTCGCCGCCGGTGGCCCCGACCGCCCCAGGGAGGCGGAAGAAGAAAAGGCGGAATCTGCGGAAAAGAGTACCCGGAAGGGTTGCGAAGTGTCTCGCGGTCTGTATGATGGGTTCGTCGGGAATGAACCCGGCCACGAAAGGAAGACCACGATGAACCAGACCGCCGACCAGATCGACCTCGGAAACAACGAAACCGCCTCCGCCGGAATCTTCCTGAACTCGGACGGGACCTTCACGGCGATGACCTTCACCGCCTCGAAGACCTTCAAGACCGCCGCCGGTGCGAAGCGATGGCTCGCTCGCCGAGGCTACGAGGTCCAGTGGCCGGAACTCTGAACCATCTCCCTGGAAGGGGGCCGTCGGCACCGGGTCGGCGGCCTCCCCTCATCACACCCGAAAGGAAGAAGACCATGAAGAAGACCACCACCACCACAACCACCGCCGACCGCCTCACCGCTGACAAGAACACCGGCCAGGCCGACACGGCCCAGGTCGGCGACCGCGTCCGGTCGTTCGACTTCGACACCGCGACCGAGTGCGTCGAGGGCGTCGTGATCGCCGTCCATCGGCCCCGGGTCGGATGCGACGACGTGGTCGCCTACGAGATTGAAGTCGATCGGGAATGGCGACCGATCAACGACCGCGAACGCGACGCGCCCGCCGAGGTCTACACCGGCGACTTCGGCCGGGTCGGCCAGCGGGTGAACCGCCTCGTCGATCCGACCAGCCGCCGCGGCGTCCCCGGCTTCGTGAACCTCTCGAACGACGACGACGGGGAGGAGGCCGACCCGGCCGCTCCCCACCCCGTCTTCCCTTTCCGTGATGTCCGCGGCCGCTTCACCGTCGGCAACCCCGGCCGCGTCTCGGCCGCCGCCTGATCTCTCTCGGGGGTCGTCGGCTCGGCCGGGTCGGCGGCCCCATTCACCACCACGAAGGAAGAACACGGCATGAGCTACACGAGCGAAGAAGCGATCGAACTCGACGACCACGAAGTCGTCCGTGGATCGGAGGTCTGGATCTGCACGATCAGGGCCGACGTGGAAGTGTCCAGCGGCACCGACCACGGCGACGGCGGGCGGACCTCGTACGGTTCCGGCCCCTGGATGGAGACCGAGATCGACATCGACTCGGTCGAGGCCGAGTGCGTCCGGATCGACAAGAACGGCGAGGAGGTCGAGCAGCGGGACCTGGAAGGCCAGGACGCTCTCGACTTCACCGGGGCCGAAGACGAACTCATTCAACGGGCCGAAGAGGCTCACAACTGAACCCGAAGGGAAGACCATGATCGATCCAGAAGAGCAGAAACTCAGAGACCAAAAGTTCCTTAAAGGCGACTTCCTGATGAAGACGAACCAGAAGCCGATCGACGAACTCACGACCACCACCACGCCCGCGGAGACCGACCTCGTCGAGATGGGTCGCATCTTCGCCGCGTCGGGGATGTTCCCCGAACACCGGGACGCGGCCCAGTGCGCGACGAAGCTGATCGTCGGCCGGGGCCTCGGCCTTTCGCCCTACGACTCGATGAACGGGCTCCATATCATCCAGGGGAAGCCGGTGGTCGCATCGAACACGATGGCGGCGGCGATCAAGCGATCCGGCCGCTACGACTACCGGGCCGTCACCACCGACGACGAATGCTCGATCACGTTCTTCGATCTTGGCCAGCGCGGCGAAGACGGAACACCGGCGACGATCGGGACGACCACGTTCACGATGACCGACGCGAAGCGGGCCGGGTTGAACGGGGCGAACTGGAAGAAGTACCCGCGGGCGATGCTCTTTGCCAGGGCGATCTCCGCGGGATACCGCGAACACTGTCCCGATGCCCTCGGGATGTCGCCGGTCTACGTCGAGGCCCACGGGGAGACCGAGATCCCGCGACCGCCGAAGACCGAGGAGCCCCAGGCCGTGACCGTCGAGGCCGTGGACTCCCGGCTCCCTGAGCTGAAGAGCCTCCTGAACTCGAACCCCGAAGGCGAAGAGATCGAGCGGCGAGCGGTCGCGAAGGCCGGAGTCGGATCGCTCGAAGAACTCAACCACCACCAGATCGAGAGGATGATCGAATGGCTGACGAACTGAAGAACGAGAAGATGATCCCGATCGAGCAGGTCGTCGGGATCGTGGAAGACCGGACCGGCTGGCGTCCTGAACTGCGAACGGTTCGCGGATGGGAGAAGGCCGGGAAGATCGTCGGAACGAAGGTCGGCGGGCGCGTGTTCGTCCGGCCGTCATCAGTCGAGCAGATGCTCGACGGAAAGGAGAGCGCGTGAAGTTCCAACCCGAAGAACCATCGGAACCCCTGGAGGGCATCCCCTCCGCGGAGCCTGGCGAGTACCTGATGACGATCGCGAACTGGCGGGAGGACATCCCGCTCGCGAACGGCGTCACGAAGGACGTGATCGACTTCACCGGGGAGAACGCGGACGGCGTGACCGTCGGCGCGTCGCTCTGGCTGCGAGGGCCGTGGACTCGTGACGACGGGACGAAGTCGAAGGGCAATCTCTGGCAATACGGGAAGCTGGCGAAGGCTCTCGGGGACGAGGCCCTGACCCAGTACCGAACGAAGGACCCGAACGGGTTCTCGATCTTCCGGCCTACCGACTGGAAGCGGATCCCGGTGAAGATCACGGTGGACGCCTACGGCGTCGGCGAGATCGACCCGGCACCGTCGGCCCCGAAGGCCGAGGCCCCGAAGACAATGAAGACCGCGGTCCAGCTTGCGGACGACGAGATCCCCTTCTGAATCACGAAAGGATCGAAGATGGCCTACAAGACAATGACGGACCACCAGCGAGTGAAGGCCGGGAACTGGATCGAGGAGCATCGGACGTGGATCGAGACGAGGCCGAGCGGGGCGGAGATCGCGAGACACGCCGAGAAGTCGCTCGGGTTCCGGGTCACGGTCTGGTTCATCCGGAACTACCTCAGCGAGACCGAGTGGTGGCACCAGGCCCAGGTCCCGAAGGTCCAGCCGGATCCGAAGGCGGACGGCGATCAGCTCCGCGAAGCCGTCGCGATCACGATCGAGGCGGTCGAAAAGATGCTCGAACGAGTCCACCCGTCGGAGGCGATCGAGATCCGTCGATCGGTCCAGCGGGCGAAGAGCATGGTCGGCACGACCTCGACGCCCCGGCCTCCGAAGTTCGAGCCACTCCCGGATGAGATGATGCAGGGCGGCCACGCCTGAACTGGGAAGGGGGGGGCGAAAGCCTCCCCCGACCCCCACGAAAGAAAGGAAGGGACCGATGCTCGAAGGGGCCTTCACGTCTCCGAAGATCAGGATGCTCGCGGCCATCACGGGGAAACCCTGGCCGCACTGCCTCGGCCTCGCCGGTCTGCTCTGGCGATTCGCCGGGAAGCACGCCCCGACCGGGGCCGTCGGCACTCACTCGGACGAGGAGATCGCCCTCTCCCTCGAATGGACGGACGACCCGGCCCTCCTGGTCGAGGCCCTGGTCCGCTGTCGGCTACTCGACGAGGCTCCGCGGCCAGAGCGGCTCCTCGTTCACGACTGGCCGGAACACGCTCCCCGCTACGTTCGAGCCTCGCTCCAGCGTCAGGGCCTCGACTTCTCTCCGCGCTATGCCGCGCGGCATCATGCCGTGGCGACGCGCTACGATGCCGCGACTACAGACCCCACTACAGACGACGCTACAGACGCGACAACTGCGACCACTGCGGACGGCTCTACCTCTTCCTCCTCCTCCTCCTCTTCCCTTACCTCCACCACCACCTCCTCCTCTCGTGTACTCGCATCCGTGACCGCGGACGACCTCGCGGGGAAGGTCTGGAACTGCTACCTCCCCGGAAGGAAGCAGGGGAAGATGATCGGCGTCGAGGCGATCCGGCGGTCGATGCTGAGGGTGGCGATGGAGGAGGGGAAGACGATCGAGGACGTGGCGAAGATGATCGCGGACAGGACCGCGGCCGACGTGGCCCGATGGGTCGAGGAGCTGAGGACCGGCGAGAACGAGATCAAGTTCATCCCCCAGGGGGCGACGTACTTCAAGCAGGAAAGGTGGAACGATGGAAACGAAGAGATCAGCGAACGACAGATCCGAGAGGCTCGGATCGGTGACGAGATCGCCAGAGCCAGAGCAAGAGCCCGCGAGGACGTGGGATGAGAACTGGGTCCTGATTCGGAAGCTCTGGCCCGACTGGAGCCCGACCGATGAGCAGGTCCGCGAGGTCTGGTTCCTGGCCTTCGACAAGAAGCACGGGATCCTCGGCGAGAACCGCGTGAACCAGATCGCCCTCCAGAAGGCGATCCTCGCCGTGGCCCGATCGAGACGACGACGCGAGGCCATCTTCATCGACATCTCCGACGCCTACCGCCACGAGTGCGGCCGGGTCCACGCCGAGATCGAGCGGCACCGCCAGTCGGAGCGGATGGCGGGCGAACGCTACGAGGTCGAGCGGGAGGAGGCCCGGCACCGTGACCTCGTCGCGCTCTGGCCCGCCGATCGACTGATCGCCGCCCGCGAGCGACTCCACGAGAAGGTCCCGACCTTCGACGGGAAGTCGGCCGACCCGGCCTCCTGGTCTCGGGTCTACGTCGGCCTCCTCGTCGCGGCCGACGCCGAGATCCAGAAAGGCAGCGATGACTAGACCGCTCCTCAAGCACGGATTCCGGCGGAACTTCTTCCCGATGTCCCAGATCCCCGACCTGGTCTGGCAACTCCAGAAGCGGTCGATCTCCTACGACTTCGTCCGCGAGATGAAGGACGAGGGCCGCTTCGTATACTTGAAGCACGGCGGGCGGTTCTACGTCCAGATGGACAGCCTCGCCGAGTGGCTCGGCGTGTCCGCCAGGACGATCCGCGAGCGCCAGATTTCCCGTATGGCGCTGGTCGGCTGCACGCCGGAGACCAAGCCGGTGATCGAAACCTCTTTCAAGCGCGTGACTGGCCACCTTGAAGAAGTGGCGGAAGGCGGCACCCTCTTCCTCTTCGGCAACCGGCCCTCGCTCGCAGACCTTGCCTTCTATGGGCAGGTCAAGGTGATGAGCGTCGATCCGACGCCGATGGCCTTTTTGCGCAAGGACCGGCCTTACTTCTATCGCTGGCTGGACATGGTGGACGATGCGTCCGGCATCGAAGGCGACTGGACAGAGGCGCCCGGCGCACCGGTAAAGGCGCTTCTGGCGGTGGCGGGCGACACCTATCTGC